GATCCTACACCTACAAACTTAACATCTAAATTATCTTCAAGCTTTTCAAGCATTGAAGGTTTTTCAATTTGCTCTTTCTCTTCAACTGTTTCAGCTTTATCTATGGCATTAAAATATTGTTTAAAAGATTCAAGAATATCTCTCTCGTACGTCATCCCTTTATTACCAGCCGCTCCTCCAGAAATAACTACTATAAATTCATTATCTGATATTGTATCTTTAACCTTATAAGCGTTAAATGTACCGGATGGATTACCCGGTTCTTTAGGTTTTAGCGTATCCATGAGTACTAAATGAATATCATCTAAGCTATCAATTAAAGATTGTTTTAAGTTATCTTTATTCTTAGCTGTTTCTGCATCTATAGGCTGTATTCTAATATTTGGGCTTATGGATCCAATTTTAAAATTAGGATTATTATTTGTAATAGCTTGCGCGACATCTTTTTTACTCTTATAACCTTTAACATCTAATCTTTCCGGTATAAGAGTTTGCTCAATTATTTTTTCATATACAGCTTCAAGTTGCCAGTTTTTATTCATTGTACTATTACGTTTAGTAGAATGCATCTTAACTGCGCTCTCTCCTTCACGTGTATACATACTTTCATATATAGCCTCAAGTCTATAGTTCATAATATTTAAAAGGATTTATTCATTACATCTACAAGCTCTTCCTTACCACCATCAAGTAATTTTTGTATTACTGCAACAACTTCCTTAGGATTAGACTCAAGATACTGTTGTTGTATTGTATCTATAATAGTTAATTCATTATCATCCGGACTATGCGCAAAAGCTTTAATAAGTAAGTCAATTAATAATTTTTCTCCTTCTGATGTTAAAGGTTGTACCTCTGTAGGAGCTACTACATTAGTAGCATCAGTCGCATTAGCAGGATTTTGCTCGTCTTGCTCTATAATTCTGAAATATTTGTTTATTAAGTTTAAAGTTTTCATTAAATTATATTAGTTTTAGGCTTTCTTGAATTTAATTCTTTTTCTACATCAGAAAATCTACGAGCTGCCGTTTGTGATAGCTTATCTGCAGCTAGACGAGCAGTAGGACCGAATTTAGCACTAGACTTTATACCACCACCTATAATATCAGCGTCTTCCGCATCTTCAGATCCAATAGGTGTTATAGTAATCTTAAATTTTGGCGCATCACCAACATATACAACACCTGTTTCTTTTACATCACCTGTCATCGGTGCTTTAGAAGGTCTATTTGGTTTAATAAAATATGTTAAATTTAAATTACGTATACTATCCGTTATATCCATAAGTACACTATTAGACGTTAATGTACGATTAGTCTGGTCTTCTGACGGAAGACTCGATTCTACCATCCTTAGAAATTTACTCATAACAATATTTATACTTAAAATAACAATTTGTATAGGTTATTCTTAAAATAACCATTGCCTAAAAATGTTAAATTATTCTTAGCAATAAAAGTATTAAGTTTCTTTGATGTTATCTTACATACATCAAAATCTAATGCTTTCTTGATACTAGCCTCTGTTAAAATACAACACTCAGTGTCGTTTTGCTTTACTTTTTGAATAAAAGTTGAAAAAGTATAATTACTACTAATCAAAACAAATGGTAATATTTTTATTAAATTATTAATGATATAATTAACCGATTTAATAAAATCTTTACCTATTTCTTTATTGAATATAGATTGTGTGTTATAGTATATAATTGTCTTATAGCTATTATGCTTAACTTTTAATATCTCACACAATCCGTAAATTACATGATTATAAAATAACTTTTTTATATCACTGTTTTTATAATTATCTTGTATATTATAAGTATTAGCATCTATATTTACTTGATAATATGCATCTTTTATGATATCATTTATGTTAAGTAAATTAATTTTTCTATTATTAAAATTATAAACTATCGTAGCTTGCTGGTTTTTTGCCGATTCGTAAGTTAATGATTCCATTATAGTATGAGCTATCTAAAAGTACTTCATTTTCAAATTGAAGCTTAGCCTCTACGTATGATAACATCCATTTTGAGTTACACCACTGTAATATTTCAAATTTAAAATTCTCTTTACCGTGTAATTCTATATCGTTATTTAAATCATTCGAAGATGATGTATATGTTTTCCAGTCTGTCTCAACTATTTCACGTCTTTTCCTGGTTTTTCCTTTAAGAGGAGGTCGCTTTCTTACTGTTTGACACTGTTTTTTACCAATATACTTTTTATTATTACTACAGTTTGTAATAATATACACAAAACCAAAGGGTATTTCAGTAGATTCTGTTAAGATACCAGCATAGCTCCAATGCCCTAAGTCAGTCATAGTGCTGTTGTTCCCTGCTTTTGCGTATGTTTTTTAGTTTGCTTACGTGTTCGTTTTGTTTTCAATTTTATTGCTCCAGTTCGTTTTTGTATAACTCCACTTGGAGTTGCAATACGTGCATCTCCTGGAGCATAAAAGTCAGATGATGTAATTTTACCTGCTGTTGGGTCAAAACCACCAGATGAGCTCCCAAGAGCTCCTGCAGTAGAAGAGTCTTCCTCTATTACTTTATTAAAAGCTTCTTGAAATCTACCTATTGATTTAGTCATATTTATATTTATACTGTATATGTGGAACTATTAGCCAAATATATAGACGAGATTAATAAAGATTTAGTGGTAACTGACTTTAATATCAAGGATATTCAGTTAAAATTACCATCTCGTAAGCATTTCTGGGTGGCTAGGCTAATTGACGCTAAGATTAAGCGTGAAAAGCTTATAAAACATAGAAAAGCCTTCAAAAAAGAGCTAGCCAACCGCATTTTGACTGAGAGTCCTGTTAAAATCACCATACAAACAGCAGAATATGCTGCAGATAACACAAAAGACATGGAAGTATACAGTGATAAGATAAAAGAATACGATTATATCATTGAATATCTCGAAAAAGTCGAAAAAATCATGGGATCTATGGTGTGGGAGATAAAAAACGTCGTTGAACTAGCTAAACTTGAGCAATTATGACGGATATTACACTAGATTACACTGTTTCTACAGGTAAACTGCGGATTTACACGGAAAATACTGATTTATTTACAGAAATACGTAATTTCTTTAGTGTAAAAATTAAAAACGCACACTTTGCACGTAGATCCAATAAATTTGCACCGCAACGTAAGTATATAATCACACCAACAGGTATTTGTGAGTTTGGAATCTACTGGGAGTTACGAAAATACCTTATAGAAACACAAAAACTTGTTAATCTTATCATAACAAGTAAGTTACAAGAGGTGCTAGATACTATATCTAACAGTAATCCTATTCTTCTCGATACTTTTAAGTTTAAGTTACGTGATTATCAAGAAGAAGTCGTTCTAAAAGCCTTAAAATTAGGTAGAGGCCTATGTATCTTAGGTACTGGCGCAGGTAAAACATTCGTAACAGGTGCTCTTATTGAAAATCACTTCAAAAACAGTGCTAAACCTAACTTATTTAAGTGCTTAGTCATTGTACCTGACTTAGGCCTAGTAGCACAGACGTATGATGAGTTTCTTAACTGCGGTATTACCTTTAATCTCACAAAATGGACCGGTTCACATGCACCAGACATGTCAGCTAACGTTATTATTTGTAATATAGGTATACTTCAGAGTCAATTCGATAAGAATGAATGGGTAAAGTATGTTGATTTACTTATAGTAGATGAATGTCACATCATTAAAGCAGATAATAAGATTAGTAAGATTGTTACTAAGATAAAAACACTCAGTAAGTATGGATTTACCGGTACTTTACCTGAAGAACAGGTGGATAAGTGGTCTATCTTAGGTAAATTTGGCCCAACGATATACGAAAAATCGAGTTATGAGCTAAGAACAGAAGAGTTTTTAGTAAATGTTGAGATTAAAACACTAGATATAACATATAACAGCAGACCTCCTAATATAACTGATAATAGTTATAGAGATGAATTAACTTTTTTGCATAATAGTGAGTTTAGAAATAACTTATTGTTAACTTTATGTAAAAAACTTAACAATAATACATTAATACTTGTTAACTTCATTGAACATGGTGAAATAGTTTATAATAAACTAGTAAACCTTACGGATAAGCAGGTATTCTTTATAAGAGGCTCTGTTGAAGTTGATGAAAGAGAGAATATAAAGCAAATAATGGAAAAAAATAACAACATTATATGTGTTGCTATTAGTGCTATCTTCTCAACTGGTGTTAATATTAAAAATCTACATAATATTATCTTTGCTGCTGGTGGTAAATCCTTTGTACGTACAGTTCAATCAATTGGACGTGGGTTAAGAAAGCATAATAATAAAGAAAAGTTAATAATTTTAGATATTGCTGATAATTTAAAGTATGGTAAAGAGCATAATCTAAAGAGACAGGAGATATATAGTTTAGAAAAGATAAAAAATACTATAAAATACATAACTCAGCCTTGATTTAATTACTAACTATTATATCATTAGGTATGAAGGAAGTTAAAGAGAAGCACAATTATGTTGATCCAAAAGATTTTAAAGAATCGTTAAGATTATATTACGAATGTGATAATTTAACTAATGATCTTGCTGAAACTATAAAAAAGATAGCGTATGGCTTAAGTTATAATCCATCTTTTATTAACTACACCTATAAGGATGATATGATAGGTGATGCTTTAATAAAAATGTACGCAGCTTTAAAATATAGAAAGTATAGCTTCGACGCTAACTCTAATCCCTTCTCTTACTTTACTACAATTGCCTTCCACGCATTCATTAATAGAATTAAAAAAGAAAAAAGACATCACGAAGCGTTAACAAATTATAAAGAGCAGTTTTATGAAAGTGCTATGAACGACCCGTATACTACTCACGGTCAGCATATTTACATTAAACCAATAGACTCTGATAATTACGATGAATATAACGCTGAATAAATCAAAAGTAGCTATTATATCTGATTTACATTTAGGTATTCATTCTAATAGTAGCTTTTGGCATGAAATAGCAATAAACTGGGCAAAATGGTTAAAAGAAGAGCTTAATAATAAAAAAATCACCGATATTATCTTTTGTGGTGATTGGCACCACAATCGTAGTGAAATTTCAGTCAGTACCTTACAGGTATCGGCAGATATATTGGATATCTTTAAAGATTTTAATCTAATTGCTATTACTGGTAATCATGATATCTATTTTAAACATAGAACAGATGTAAACTCATTATCTATTTTTAAAAATAGAAAGAATGTTACTATATTTGATAGTGTATATACATTAGAAGCTTTTGATCGTACGATAACTTTTTGTCCTTGGAATACTGCTATGCAAGATATTCCAAAAAGTGATGTAATATTTGGACATTTTGAAATTGTTAGTTTCAAAATGAATACTTTTAAATATTGTGAAGAAGGATTTAATATACAAGATCTTCTATATAAAGCTCCCGTAGTAATATCAGGGCATTTTCATTATAGACACGAAAAGCAATACGATTCAGGTACAATATTGTATGCAGGTAATCCTTTCCAGATGGATTTTGGAGATGCTGGTAACACTAAAGGTTATCATATATTAGATCTAGATACTTTGCAGTATGAGTTTATAGAAAATAAAGTATCGCCTCTATATGAGCGGGTATACTTAAGTGAATTAGTAAAGGAAGGTAGCTTTACAGATAAGATTAAAAAAATATTTGATAAAAATATTGTAAAACTTAAAGTTGATCAGAATATCTGTCAAGATGATATGAATATTCTTATCAAGAAATTACACTTGTTATCTCCACAAGCGTTAACAGTAGATTACGATATCAACTTCAATAGAATACTAGATGATAATAAAGAAAAACAAGACCTATCAGGTATTGATATAGAGCAAGCCATTATTGAATTTACTAACTTACTAGATATTAAAAATAAAGAAGCTATAATAAATTACACTATTGACTTGTACCGTAAATGTAAAGAATGAAATACGTAAACTTTAAAAAAATCACTGTTAAAAACTTTCTATCTATTGGAGAAGATCCAGTCAGTATAGAGTTTTCAAAAGGTCTTCACATTATTACAGGTAATAATAAAGATAAACCAGATAGACGCAATGCTATTGGTAAATCGTCAATAGCTGAGTCAATATATTTTGCTATATTTGGCGAAACGCTACGTGATCTAAAAAAAGACTTAATACCTAATAATATTACTGGTGGTAAAACACATGTGGAGTTAGATTTTGAAGTTGTTACCTCTTCAGATACAAAAAAATATAAAGTTATTCGAAACCTGTCTCCATCAAAGATAGAAATATTTGAAAATGAAATAGAGAAGACTTTAGATAGTATAAGTAACACCAATAAGTTTATATGTGATGTAATAAGTGCATCACCTGCTATCTTTCAAAATTGTGTCATTATGACTGTTAATGATGCAATACCGTTTATGGCAAAAAGTAAACTAGATAAACGTAAGTTTATTGAAGATATCTTTGGTCTCGAAGTTTTTAGTGATATGATTTCAGCTCTTCGTAACGAGTATAATGATATTAAGAGAGATAAAGAAATAAACTTTACCAAGCTTACTGAAGCATCAAAAACACTTTCTAACTACAATGACCAGCAGACTAAAATGGTTATTGCTCAACAAGAAAAGCTTAATTTATATGAATCACGTAAACTTAATAACATAAACGAAAAAAATCAGCTACTAGAAGTTATTAATAGTATTGAAAGCGTCGCTACTGTCGACATTATGCAAGCTATTGTAGTTTATGAAGAGAAATTAACCAAATGTGAAGAATATATTAAAAAGTATAATGATAGTATTGCTGTTAATAAGCAACGCATTACAGATTTAAAAACTACCTATCAAAAAATAGGTACATCTGAAGAAACCTGCCCTATTTGTTTAAGAGGTATAGAAGAACATGACTTAAATTACATAAAAGCGGAAAAAGATACCATTAAAGCTAATATTGATAGTATAGTTCTAACTATTAAAGAAGATAATGTATTGCAGGAAGAATATGCTAATAAAAAGAATCTTATTAAAGCTAAGCTAGCATCTCTTAAGGAAAATATACATCAAAACAGTATAAAAATTCTAGATAAAAAACACAAACAAGAACGTATTGAACAGTTAGATTATTGGTTAACTGAATTAGATACTGATATAGAGAATTTATCAAAAAATAATACAAACTATACAGACCTTATTAATACACATAGTATATCTGTTAATGAGTTAACTATAAAGGAAGATGAATTAAGTAAGAAGCTTAGTGACTTAGATATTGTAAAATATGTTGTCAGTGAAGAAGGAGTCAAATCGTATATAGTTAATAAACTACTCGATATGCTTAATAATAGATTATTATTCTATCTCAAAAAGCTTGACTCAAACTCAATATGTATGTTTAATGAATACTTTGAGGAAGAGATATTAAACGAAAAAAATAAAATATGTTCTTACTTCAATTTCTCTGGAGCAGAACGTAAAGCAATTGACTTAGCTTGTCTATTTACATTCTCAGATCTAAGACGGATGCAAGGTGGAGTTAGCTATAATATTGCAATATATGATGAATTATTTGATTCGTCTTTTGATGAAAAAGGTATTGAATTAGTTACTGAAGTTTTAAAGAATAGAATTGACGAATTAGACGAATGTGTTATTATTATTTCACATAGAAAAGAATCTATTAAACAAGTAACTGGCGACATTATTTTTCTTGAGAAGGAAAATGGTATAACTAGACGATTAGATTACACTGAAATTTAGATAATACTCGCTTACTAGACATAATTATTAATATGTCTAGTAATACACCTTCAAAGATATCTTATGGTGCTCTGCCGTTTAAAATACCAGATAATCAGTTAGGGTTTCCACTAGCTTCAAGCACTAAGAAAGAGACTATCTTTCGTAATTATAAGATAGGTAAAGTTCTAGATCAAGGAGATAAAGGTATCTGCGTTGATATGGCCTTAACAGGCTTACTTAATGCAGAACCAATATCCCAAACCCCGTGTAAGTCTCTTGAGATATACAACGCTGCACGTAAGATAGGAAAAATACCTGATGAAATAGAAGGATGTCAGCTAAATCACGCTGTAGAATATCTTGTTAATCAAAAAATTATTAAACGAGAATACTGGACTCACAAATCAGAAGAGGTCTCATTATATCTTAATACAATAAGTCCTATTGTAATGAGTTTACCTTGGTATGAAAAAATGAATAAACCAGCAACAGACGGGCAGCTTAAGATAGGAGGTAATTTAATAGGACATCATGCTGTCTTAGCATTTCGTTTTGATGGCCTACGTAATCGAATATGGATTAGAAACTCCTGGGGAGTAGAATGGGGTGTATTTGGTAGCTGCTATATAGAAATAAACAATTTAGAAAAATTATTAAAGCAGGGAGGAATAGCTTGCGCTTTAGTCGAATAATATAACTTTTAAGTGTAAATACTATAGATGAGAACAATTTTATTATTACCTTTTATCTTTCTTCTATCCTGCACGGCACCGGGTCCGGAGATGCCAGCATTAACTCAATCAGGATATCTAATTACTGATTATGCTAGTAATGGAAAGGTAGAAAACACATACTTTGTTAAAGACTATGTTGTAGGTGGAGATGATGTTAGCTTTAGTGTAGATAATAAAACTAAGACTATTATAGGTTCATTTAAGATTGAAAAAATCACTAAGAACTAACAAAAATATGATTAAGCAACTATTACTAACTTTATGCGCCATATTACTAAGTTCTTGTGCTAGCACAGGTCCGAAAGATGGTGTTAAACCTCCTAGCTTTACCCCTAAGTATACAGTTAAATTAACTGGTACTCCTATTTGGAATAGTATTGATGATATCAAAAACTCAATTAAAGGTAACGGAAAAATTACTGGCAATGTAGTAGACCTTCAAGGCGGTTGCTTGGATGGCTCTAAGTTAAAAAGATCATCAAACAGTCAAGATGAATCTAACACTCCAATCAAATTACGTATCTCTAACTTAACTTTAAAAAATGGATATGTAACAAATGTTCCTGGAGGACTTATAGTGCAAACTCCAAGTGTAACAATTGAAAATATGCTGTTTACAGGAGTTAGTGAAGATTACCTTTCCAACACTAAAGATGATAGCTATAATTTAAAGATTTTAAATTGCGAATTTTACAATAATTCGAAAGGTGATAAGAGTTGCCAAGTCAACGGTGCTGTAGGATTAATGGTAAGAGACTGTTATATAACAGGTGGTATTACTGCTATTAGAATTGGAGAGAGTACATCAAAAAAACATGGTAGTGCTAAAGTGGAAAACTGCGTCATTGAAAATGTACCTACTTTTTTAAATGTAGATGGTAAGACTCAAGTTTTTGTAAAAAATAATATATTAAAAAATGTAGATAAAAAATACGTTACTCAAGAAGGCTCTAGTGTTAATGAGTAAATTCTAATTATATAACTAGTAGATTTAGGTACACACATACATTATATAATGTATGTATAACGTAAGTCCGTTTCCTACACTTTTTGCACAGCCCTTTAGTAATACAAATAGAGGACAATTTGGTACTAACACACCTCAAGCACCTCCTCGTCAGGAAGCACCTCCTGAGCTCGCTCTACCGAGGTACGTTAACTATTTAGCAGATTACTCCGGCTGCGGGCATTGGCGAATTATCTGGCCTGAGCAAATAATTAACGCTACTGGAAAAGGTTGCTCTTCTTCATTAACTGGCATGGTTCTTGATCCAAGATGGTATCAAAATCTAACTTGCGTTAAAGTACAACGACAAGCAAGCAATACTCAAAAAGAGTTTATGAAATTTTTATTAGACGCTAAAAAAACATATAATTTCAAAATTATTTATGAAGTAGATGACGTAGTATTTAGAGAAGACATTCCTGATTATAATAGATTTAAATTCGCGTTTGATACTGACGAAATCCGTCAGAATTGTATTGATATAATTAATATGTGCGATGAAGTCACAGTAACTTGTGAATTCATGAAGAATCTTTATCAAGAAAGAACAGGTAAAAAAGAAATAACTGTATTGCCAAACTTTGTTCCCTTTACTTGGATGGGTTATTTATATAATAAGCGTCGAGTTTGGGACGATTATGAACGTAATGTAAAGCGTCCTCGAATTCTCTACACAGGTTCTGGTGCTCATTATGATGTTGATAATAAAGTAGGAGGTAAAGATGACTTCGAGCAGGTAGTAAAACTTGTCGTAGATACACGACATAAGTATAAATGGGTGTTTGTCGGGTCTTTCCCACCACCTCTACTGCCTTATGTACAAAACGGAGATATTGAATTCCATCAATGGCAGTCGTTAATCGATTATCCTAAGTTTATTGCAGGTCTTCAAGCGCAATTAATGATTGCACCACTTCAAGATAATAACTTTAACAAATCAAAATCTGATATTAAATTTATTGAAGCAGCTTTACTCGGGATACCTTGTCTATGTCAAGATCTTGTAACTTACTCTACTGCACCTCCAGATTTAAGATTTAAGACTACAGAAGAGCTAAAAAATAAAATAGATATTATCTTAAATTATAAGAATCGTAAACAATATAAAGCAAATATTGAACAGCTAAATGCAATGGGAGCTACTCGTACTCTTGAAAATCCAGAAAACATTGGCTGTCACCTAGAAGCACTTAATACACCTTACGGTTCACCAAATAGGCCATTTTTATCTAGATGGAATAAGTAAAAGCTATTGTTTTGCAAATGAACTATACTATAATAAATAATATATGTATAGAAATGCAATTTATAATAGTAATGAGCAAGCTATTAAGTTATTTACCTGGGATGAAGATGGTAAGCGAGTTTTAAATACTGTTTCTTGTACTCCTTACCTCTATGTCGATGATCCACGAGGTGAAAAAACGTCAATCTTTGGTACTAAAGTACGAAGAAAGACATTTAATACTGCATATGATAGATATAAATTTGTTACTAGCTCAGGTATTAAGAGATTATATGAAAACCTTCCGGCTGAGCAGCAATATCTTATCGATACTTTTTGTAATGTAAATGAAACCTCTGAATTTACCAAATTACCGCTTAAAATTACATATATTGACATTGAGACTTATTCTGTTGGTAGCTTTCCAAATATTGACGATCCGACTCATGTAGTTAATGTTATTACTTGTTATGATACATTAAACGAGAAATATTTTACTTTTGGCTTAAAGCCTTATGTAAATAAAGCAGATAATGTAACTTATGTTCATTGTAAAACTGAACGAGAACTATTTACTAAATTTATCGAGTACTTAGCTGACGATTATCCTGATGTAATAACTGGATGGAACATAACTGGCTTCGATATTCCATATATTGTCAATAGATGTGAACGTATTCTTGGTGAAGAATACGTTAATATGTTATCTCCGCTCGGTAAAGTACATTATCGTACGTTTATGGGTAAGTTTGGTAGGGAACAGAAGAGATACTTCTTAGATGGTATATCTGTAATTGACTATCTTGATATTTATCGTCGCTTTTGCCTTAAATTACGTGAATCTTATAAGCTTGATGCAATTGGTGAATTAGAATTAGGTCAACGTAAGATTGATTATGGTAATATTGATCTAGCTACTCTATCTGATACAGATTGGCAGACGTTTGTCGATTATAACATACAAGACGTTAATCTAGTCATTAAGCTTGAAGATAAACTTCAATATATATCTCTACTTCGTATGTTATCGGTTGTAGGCTTAACTACTTTGGAAGGAGCTATGGGTACTCTATCGGTTATTAACGGAGCTCTTGCAATTAAAGCGCGAGCTCGGGGTGAGATTATTTCAACATTCATTAGATCAGAAAAAGCCGGTCAGAATCCCGGTGCTTATGTCGCTACTCCTAAAAAAGGCTTTAAGACTAGTGTTGTATCTTTCGATGCTAACTCTCTATACCCGAATGTGATGATTTCCTTGAATTTATCGCCTGAGACGAAGATTGGTAAGATAGAGAAGACTAATACTGGTAATATTAATATATATCATGTATCTGGTAAGTGTTTTGAGTTATCTCCTGCAGCTTTTAGTACTTATATTAAGCAAGAGCAGTGTGCGGTAACTAAAGCAGGATTTCTCTTTAGTCAGAAGAAGAAAGGTATTATTCCTGAGTTCCTTGACTACTATTATAATGAACGTGTACTAGTAAAGGAGTTATTGTTTAAAGCTAAGACGCAATTAAGCAATACTCCTAAAAATACTCCTGCTTATACTGAATTACAGTATGAAGTAGAGAGACTTAATACTAAGCAAATGGTTATTAAGGTTCTTGTTAATAGTTGTTATGGTC